GCCGCTGGAAGGGCCATAAACGCGCTATCCGCGCTTCTAAGGGCATTCATAGCGCTCTGGTAATCCCAAACGCCCTCAAAATCCCCATAGCTCGGCAAACGAGCCGGAGAGGGCAAATGCCCTGTAAGCCCAAAACGATTAACAATCGTATTAATGTCAACCTCCTCTTTGAAGGATTGTTGAGCAAGAGACGGATCTGAACACGAAAGACCAGACTCGTCAGAAACCGCATCGCGGTCATAATTAAACGCCGAACGGCAAAAAGTAACAGATTTCATAATAACCTCTTAAAAATAAACGGAAAAATAGAAAACTTACCTGTAAAAGTCATGCTGCCCAGCGGCATCATTCCAACGCATACGCAAAGGATTAGAACTCCCAGAATACTTGCCCAACGTACCAAGCCGACGACCAGAAGCCGCCGCTTGCTCACGAGCTGACGGCATAGAGGAAGCTGAACCCGGATCACTAATCAACGCTTTGGCATCACGACGCGCTTGATCGAACCGATCTTTAGCATCCACCGCAGAATGAGTACCACCCTGAAGAATCTTCTGAGCAGCACCGACACCTGGAATCGCAGCACCAGCTCGCCTGGCAAGATCGGCAGCCTTATCAACAATAGCGGTAGAAGAACCAGCAGAACTAGAACCGCCCTTCACCGCATCCTCAATGTGCATAACAGCATTAGAAACCGACTCCGCAAGCGTCTTAACACTCTCCGAAATAGTGTTAAAACCGGCCTCAACTTTAGGGGCAATAGACTCACCAGCCTTTTCCAAAGGCTTCTTAATCTTCTCCTCTTGGTGGCCGAGACGCCACTTCTGAGAATCAAGAGCCGAAGTAATACCGGCCTGCCATTTATTACCAAATGTAGAAGGCATCGCCCCAATTGGGGCCGAAGCCCCTCCCTGAGAATACGCCAACATCGGATTCAAACCAGCAGCCTCCATGTCTTTCACCGCGCGCTGATAGCTAGTGTTAGACATAGATTGCTGAAACTGCATCTGCTGAGCAGCTGCATCCGAACTCGCTGAATTAGCCTGCTGCTGACCAAAAAAACCACCAAGAGCAGACACACCAGCACCAAGCAGACCATCAAAAACACTCATAACGACCCCTTAAAAGTGGTCAATTAAACCAGGCACGCTATACAACGGCATAGGCCGAGCGACCTTAGTCTGGAAAAACGAATCAAAAATAAACTGCTGACCATTAGCAGCAGCACCAACGGCCACCACACGAGAAACCGGTGGCGTATCCTGGATAAACGTTGAATTCAACGTAGGCAAAGAAGTGAACTTCTGAGCCAGATGCCATCCGTCGATCGTGCCAGCAGCCGTCGACCTAAACAACGAAGTAATCTGAGACGGATGATAACGATACTCAGCCCAACGCTCCTGGTAACCAAAAACATCACCATCAGCAGATCCACCAGTACAATAAATTTCCTTATTCAAAATAGCTTGTTCACCAAGCATCGCAAACGCAGGAAAATAAAAATCATAACGCGTAGAACGCGACCACATCTTACGCAGGCCCTGCTGGTAAGAAAGATCAGCACGAACAGAAACAAGACCAATAATTACGCCATGCTCAGTAAAAGACTGAGTAAAACCATGACCATTAGCAAGCGTAGTACCAATACCGCCGAGTGTACCGAGCGGAGTAGTGCCACCAGTCAATCCAGTCTGACCAGTCTGAGCAATGGGGTTAATAACAATGGGAGTTGAACCGCCTCCCAAATACTCAGGACGCTGTAAACGCGCATCCGGAGACACAACACCAAAATGAGACCGAATAATCTCTGTATAACGAGTACCACCACGAGCGTCACGCTCAAGTAGCTTCTGAATCTGAAACGCCTGGCGCAACTGATTAATAGTAGCCGCAGTCGCCTGAGACAAGTCAGCATACAAAGCCGAAACACCCAACTTACCACCGGCATCAACAGCTCCGTTGTAGTAATCCAAATGAGTGCCACCATCAGGCGCCAAGTAACGCTGTTGACTAAATGTAGTAGACCAAACAGAAGCGGCCTGACCGCCAGACCAATCAGCGGAAACCGGCGCTTTCGTACCCAATGGCAACGAAACAGACGCACCCTTCTGCGGCCACGGTAACGCAGAAGTAAAATAATCATGACGTTTACCGCGCCGAAGCAAAGTGAAATCCGTCACCGTATCAGGGCCATCACCAGTGGGAACCGTAACAGAATTTTGAAGATTCTCGTCACGAAACCACTGGTTCCAAATTAAATTATAAGCACGAGCATGCAAATTCGCATGTGAAAAAGCATTACCGACCGGAATCTGACCAGCAGTAGGCAGACCCATATAATCCTGCAAAGACCCAACAGTATAGCCACCACTCGGGCTAGTACACGTCGGAACAACATATGAAATGGAATCGCCAGGATTAACCTGCTCACCCATAAATTTCTGCCAATTGGACCAAACCAAACGGTTCGGCACAAAAAAGAAAAACGAATCAAGGTGCAAATTGTCCATAACAGGAAAAAGCGGAGTAGCAAGACGAGCGAACGCCGTCATATTCAACCGGAACGTGTCACCCGGCAGCACTTCATCTACATAAACCGGCACAAGGTAGCCGGCATCGAACGTCGTTTTATGAGTGTGCTCAATATCAAACGACGACCGCGGAATATCCGCTCGAGGAACCATAGCAAACTGGTGAACATCAACAGAACGATTTTTATGCATCATGGCAAAAACTCCAAAAAAAACCCCCCGTTAGGGGGGAAAGGGGCTTACTTAACGAAATCAACAGCGCGGGCAATGGAACGTGGTTTTTCGAGAAGCGAAAACGACGCGTCCAGATCGTTATACGATCCCAACTCGAACATCTCATAATCGGAAGGATGCTTACCCATTTCCGAATCAGCACGAGCAACCTCATCACCAAACCCGCGAACAGCTGCGCCGATCGCCGGAACAAAAGCGGGACGCATGAACGCATCAACAGCAGAATCACGAATAGCGACAATAATCTGAATAGCCATAATAACCCCTAAATAACGCGCCGAGATAAACCAAGGCGCGCCGACGCGACACGAGCCTTGTCTTGCAAACGCCGAGGCGTGTTATCACGCCACAGCTTGCCCATCTCCAACTTGGCTTTCAACTTCTTCTCATCATAATCACCAAGTTTGGAAACATATTTCAGGTAATACTTAGGGGCCGGTACCTTATGCCCCCGAGAAACTACCTTCAAATCAGTAAAAACATCACGCCAATACAAACGCATCCAATCTAGTCCAACGCCAGGCTTAAGCGACATGTGCGCGAACTCCGGACAAATCTCATAGAGCTCGCCGGTAGAGACATCCAACTTCGTATAATGGGCCTGCGCGTTGGCGCCGTATTGCTTCTTGACAATGTAACGAGCGATATAGGCCGCACTATCAAAAGAGGCCTCTCCGATCGTAGCAAAACCCCACGGCCAGAGCTTGTCCAATGTCTTGGACGTCCACAAATGAGGCTTACCCTCGCGCTCTTGGAAAACAACCTTATCAGCAAAATCCCAATTAAACAGAAGGGCATGAAAATGAGGGCGACCGCCCTCCTCGCCATACTCACCACCCATAAAAAAGCGGACTTTACGCCCATCGTTATGGGCTGAGACATGCTTACGCAACCGTTTGAGAAACTTCTGGAAATCCGCATATTCTAACGACCCCCTAGCTGGCAAAAACTCATCTGTATAGGTGAGTGTGACCGCACAATTATCGGGCCATAGCTGCGCCTCATGAACGCACCTAATTGCCCACATTTGGCTGTACCGCAACCTGCAGCCGATGCACCGGCCGCAAGACACGCTGAAGTCGAACAGGGCCGACGATTTAACAATACGAACATTGCCATCCTGACCCCTGATCGCCCGAAGAGGCGAATAACACGGCATTAGAAGCGAAAACCACCACGCATTGGGCTATTAAGATTAGCCGCTTTGGTGTGCTTTGAATGCGAACGAAACTGGGAAGCAGACTTCCCTTTAGAGACCGACTTACGACGAAGAGGGGACATAGAAAAACCTTTCAAAAAGATTTAAAAAAACAGGAGACACAAACGCAGAATACTGCCTTTTGGTGTCACCTGCAACAGTTACATCAAGTAACGACTGTTGCAGGCCCCATAAAAATGGGTAACGAACTCGGAGTCCTAACTGGTGGTGTTCCCACCAACCAACGGGTCATTCTGACCCGATGAAACCTCCGGTTTCGGATTTGTAAAAGAGGCATTAGGCGCATTAGCGACTATGCCCAATTTAATCGCTTCGTCGCGATTAGCATCGTCCGAGCAAAACTGAACGAATTGATGCGGATCGTTATCAAAACGCTTCCGCAAAGCCGCTGGAAGGGCCATAAACGCGCTATCCGCGCTTCTAAGGGCATTCATAGCGCTCTGGTAATCCCAAACGCCCTCAAAATCCCCATAGCTCGGCAAACGAGCCGGAGAGGGCAAATGCCCTGTAACCCCAAAACGATTAACAATCGTATTAATGTCAACCTCCTCTTTGAAGG